AAACAAGGGAGGATTTTTAGCTTGTTTTTCTGCATTATCAACATCTGATACAGCTCCCATCCAACGTCCGAGGTCTCCCGTCATAGATTCCACATCGCGGCCGAGTTGAAAGCCGGCCTTAATTGTCTCAAAAGCTTTGCTGGCGATACCGACAGCAGCCGTTATAGTTAAGGGGTCCATGTTTTGAATTATAAATTTTTTTTAAAGTCAAGTCTATTAATTTATAAAAAGTTATTTATAGTTAACTATTATGTTTAAAGTTGAAATAATAAAAGGGGGACCAGTAACCTATTGCCCAAAATGTTATAGGAAGAAATATTCGTCACATTGTAAATGCAATAAAATCCCACCAAAAATAGCTATTGTAGAAAAGGAAAATTAAAATGGAATTACCGAACCGTAGGCCGTGTATCACAACTGAAGTAGGCGAGGGCCTAGCTGTAACTGTATCGTATCATCCGGATACGAATGAAGCTGTAGAGATATTTGTAACAGGAAGAGGTAGAAAAGCATCTGACGGGCCCATGACAGATGCGTTATATAATTTGGGCGTACAGGCATCTAAATTGATGCAAAAAGAGGACATTCATTTAACAGAAACTTCGGGTTTAGCTGCGGAGTGATTCGCACGCTTTATCTGAGCTTCAACCATTTCTTCCACACGCTGTTGATCTTCTGATTTATAGTGTGAAAAAATGTGTCGCAGCTGGCCGCCAATAGTCCGGCCCTCAAGTTTAGCTATTTCTTTGATCTTCAGATAAACATCTTTGGGTACAAGTACGCTTTTCCATTTATTAGTATCCATAATTACCTCGCTTTTGTAAGATATTATGCGATTTTATTAGATATTACAAGAAAAGAGTTGCATTTAACGGTTTTATTTGATAATTATAAAAATGCAAAGAGCAAAGTTTTAATCTGCTCGTTCAGTTAGGGTTTGATCGCAGTATCATTGACCTACAGAAACCTCAAGATTTAAATTTTGCCTTAATTTAATTCAAAATTTTAAAGACCCAGAGCGATCTGGGTCTTTTTTTAGGGGATATTATTTACTTTCGCCCCAAGACGCTCCTATTTCTACGTCTACTTTATTGGGGACGTTTAATTTTACAGCGTCCTCCATAATAGTTGCAACCTTTTTTATTGTCTCATTTGAAGTAAAAGATATAGCAATCTCATCATGTATTTGAATTAATGGGATAATGCCTTCTGAATAAATATTGACCATAGCCTGTTTTGTCATATCGGCGGCTGACGCTTGAATAAGTCTGTTAAGCGCTTTGTAAGTGTAGGCTCGTTTGAGTCGTGTCGTGGGCCCATATTCGTTAACCGCTTCTTTATAAGGCATAGCCTTGTTCATAGCAAAAGTATCCGGCTCCCACAGGTCAAATCTGCATTTTCTACCTAGAATAGACCGAATAGAACCTGAGCTTGCTCTGTTATTCAATTTATTCATAACGCCGTTCATAAGGAGTTTCACAAACGGGACTCGGTCATGGTATTGTCCCACTAGCTCTTTTGCCTCTTCTACGGGTATATCAAGCTGATCTGACAGCTTGTTTACGCCCATACCATACATCATACCCAAATTAATTGTTTTGGCTTGCTTACGCGGTATTTTAGCCATTTCAGCGACCATTGTATGAAAGTCCATATCGGGATTGTTAATATATCCATTAACAAATTCTGAAACGCCTTTCATTTCATGCCCTTGTGACTTGCCGTAAGCATGAGCGTAATGCACCAAGATCCGTGGTTCCTGTTGCGAGAAATCTAAACTAGCCCACTTCTCCCCCTCTTCAGGAAGAAACAAACTACGGATCATGGGACCTAGCTGTGGATCGCGAGCCGGTATCTGCTGTAAATTAGGATGGTTCATGCTGATACGACCTGAAACTGTGCCCCCATCATCAGACCTAATCTGATTAATATGCGAGTGTATGCGACCTTGAGGCGTGGTATATTTTAAAATAGTATTAATAAATGTGCCATGCGTCTTGTTAAGTTCTCTGCATCTAAGAATAAGCTTTGGCAGTTCGTGCGATTGCTCCGCAAGAAACGCTTTTGTAAAACTAGGCGCACCTTTCTCCGTCTTGGGATAGGGTAAACTAACCGAATCAAATGCTTTAGCGAGCGAAGCGGCCGCCCAGACTTCTACATTAACATCTGTCAAAGACTTAATCTTTTTATAAACTTCTTTCTCTTCTTTAAGAAGATAGTCTCTGGTTCGTTCCACACGATCTGTATCAACGCGAACACCGCGCCATGTCATATCAATAAGTAAAGGTAAAACCTTCAACTCCAAGTCTACAACAGCTTGCAAATCTTCTTTTAAAACAAGGGCTTTAAAGCAATTCCAAAGTTCTAAGGTTAACTCTGCGTCAGCTTCAGCATAAGGACCGACATACATAGAGGGTAATTTCCAAAGTTCTGCTTTAGGATCAACGCCAAATTCACGAGCCGCTTCTGTTAAACCTTTCTCTGACTTAGTTTTTGAAAGGTAGTCGTAAGCCAGTGCGTTAAGGCTGTAACTAAATCTGTTTTCATCAAGAAGTGAAGCGATAACCATTGTGTCAATAATACGGCCATTTATGGTAAAACCGGCTCGTCTCAGCCAACCGGCATCATATTGTGCATTGTGCATAATCTTGTCAGCGGGCGATTCGCAAACTTTTTTCATCCAGTTGTTCACGATCCGTTCATCAAGGTTGCCGCCCCCTAAATGTTTAATCGGGACATAACATTTAAAACCTTCTACGGCTACGGCATAACCGACTATTTCGCCGTCTCCTTGAGGCCAACCCGGTCCATTTTGTTTAATGTTAGGGTCTTTGGTCTCTACATCTATAGCTATAGTTTTAGCTGACGATAGATCCGGTAGGCTCTCCGGTGGTATCCATTCACTTTTTGGTGTGAACATTGCCATCTGTAATGTCATTTTTTACCTCTATTAGTTTATTAAGATACCACTGGGCTTTTTTAAGGTCTTGAATACCGTTTTTGTGCCTGTACCGTATCATGTATTTAAGTATATTACCTTGAAGATAGTGTTCAAACCCGTGTTCCGTGGCTGATTCTATCATGTCTATTGTCTCTATCTTACTTGCATTATAATGTGGCGGGTGATTTACATTGTCCATTTGCTCTTTTACCTCTTTCATTTTATCACGAATCATTTCTCTGTAGGGTTTGTGTGTCATATATGATAGCTCCTATTGTTATCGTCTGGTTCTATAATATAAAGGTTTTCTTTGGCTCGTGTGACGGCTACATAAAATACGCGGTGAACGTCATCATTGCCCATGCGCATAGCATCGTCAGCTGAGGGCGATAAATCGGTAAATATAATAACATTATCGGATTCACCACCCTTTGACCCGTGTATCGTGGACACTGAAATACGGGGTTCTGCATTAAACTTTTCGCCTCTGCGGAGTAAAGCAGTAATATAGACCCGTGATTCTTCCGGCAGTCGGTCCAATGCCTTGTGCCAGATCAATTCATCCCCGACCATCAGGCCGTAGCTGTTCTGTAAAATCTCCATATTTAATAATACATCGCTATCTAATCCGGTTAATTTTTTAAACCCTCGTTTAATATGTGTACCTGTGGACATATAACTATATACGTCTCTTGCCATATCCAAGGTAATATTTTTACCTTTACGCAGTTGTTCCCAACCATTTACAGCTGAGGATATTTTCGCGGATATGGATCGGTGCCCCTTATGTGTAAAAAGCAGTCCCATGGACTTGAGCGTTTCTACGACCGGGTTTAAGATATAGCCCGCCTGTGCTAATATCAGCCACTGGCCCTGTGTCAGGTCTATATCATCTAAGCGTGCCATGTGCTTAACCGTGCCCTCGTCTTCTTTGGGCTGATATTTTTTCGGATACCTGTGTTTAATTCTGTAGACGATTGATTCAGCGACCCGATGAACTTGTTTAGGGACGCGGTAAGACTGAGATAAAGTCTCAGAAGAGCCGTCAAGGTTAATAAACTGGTCCACATCAGCCCCCGCCCACCTATATATGGCTTGGTCATCATCTCCGGCTGCAAACATAAACTTACTTTTCTTATCTAAAGCATGGGCTATATCCCATTGCAACGGAGATAAATCCTGAGCCTCATCAAGGAAAGTGACTTCAAAATCAGGGCAACACTTGTCAGCTTCATCTACAAACACTTTCAACATATCCGTAAAATCATATAAGTTTCTGTGTTGTTTGTATTCTTTATAACACTGATTAACATAATTAACGGTGTTCCAGTCATCTTCAATATAAGATTGATTATATTGTTTTCTTAGTTCTATTTTTCTAAGACGGGCTAAATTAATGACGTTAAGGATAGGATGATCGTGGTTTTGCATCTCTGTAATGTCTTCCTGACCGGAGGTTCTACTCAACACCATACCTATCTTTTTGCCTAGTTCCTCAAAATGTTGTTTGGACATAACCTGTTCCGGTCTAATCTCTGTCATAGATAACGCTAAACTATGTAAGGTTCTAAAAAAAAACAAATCCTTTTCAGGGTCAAGTTTAAATCGTTTAGCCGCTCTCTCTTTAGCTTCGTTAGCCGCTTTGCGTGTAAAAGCAAGAAACGCTATGTGGTTAGGGTTCGTGCCTTTATTTAATGTATCATCAACCATATTTAACAAAGTTGTTGTCTTTCCGGTGCCCGGCGGTCCAAATATTCTAAACATTAATTATCGTTTATTGGCTTATCAAAACCCATATCTTCTAAAAAATCATCTATTTTTTGATCTGAAGGTATTTCATGTACAAATATAGGTGTTGTTTCTCCTACCCAAGCACCGACAACATTGTATTCCATCCATTCTATAGCTTCCTCGTGCGTCATCCCGTCCCGTTCCATAAATATTTTTACACACTTATTATAACTATAAATTAAAACTTCAGGCATATTGATACGACTACCAATACCTATGATTGCATCTTCAAGGCCGTCAGCCTTAACCATTCTTTCATCGTCTGACATTAAAAGGGCTCCTTCTCTGTTTTTAAATCTGGTGTATTAAATTCGTGATCCGTGTTACGATATGATGGTATAGCCCAAACGCGAACCGAGCGGTTATTTATTTTCATAACCGTACTGGACCCGTTAATATCTCGTAAGCGCTGGGCTATCTTGTGCGACTTATACTCAAAAAACTTATTCTTTTTAAGAAAGCTTTCAAAGTCTCTAAGCCGAAAATAGGTTAAGTGTTCCTCTTCATCTGTCCAAGGTCTTCTTAACAATATCTCTTCTTTTTCCTGAGCTTGCTGTAAGTGTCGGCAAAACTCCTCTAAATAATCATAAAACTGTCCGCTTGTGCTTGCGTCTTCAGCTACCTCAATGATAGCCGCATCATTTTCTTTCATTTCATTCAATAAGGCACTAATCCGTGCCTCCCATGCCTCTTTCCTAACTGATCGTGGCATGAAGTTAAGTTGTTCCATACAAGCCTTTTGAAAAGTGGGCTGAGATAACAACGCTTCTGTGTCTAATTCTAAAGGTTCCCCGCTAACGTCCATAAACCACACAGGAGGGCTTGAATTGTATTTTCTAAGGTTTGCTATAGTTGCGCCCTGAACAGCCGCTCCTACCCCATGTAATCGCGTTCTACATAACTCTTTATTGCAATGTGAATTTATAGGCGCATCATTACATTTATACGCGTAATCTTTTTTCTTTGCCTGATTAGCGACGATGTTAACCTCCGATAACGGTAGGGGAGGCTCCAAGTAAGTCATATTATAAGTCAGTATTTCTGTTTCCCAACTATCCGGATAGGCTTTTCTTAAATAAACCGCTATGTTAAATAACCCATTATTACGCCCACCTTCGCTAATCTTACTTGCGCACAATGTTTGTAAACATGGCGGACCATCTTTTATAGGTGTATCTTTTATGTCTTCAACTTGTAAAGCTATGACTTGCTCTTTATTCAGCTTATATTGCTCATACAGCGCTATAAACTCTTCTAGGGTAGCCGAAGACCCATCATCCTTAATCGCGTACCGTAGGCCGTTCTCTGCGTCATAATAAGGCAAGTTTAAAAAATTACCTACATCGCCTCTATCTAAATGTAATTTTATCTGTTTTGGAAATATCTCGCTTTGTCCGTACCCTAACGCGGCTGATATATGTTGCAGTGTTTGTTGCATATCTTTAGCTTCTACCCACTCGCTACTAAATAAGAAACAGTGAGCGCCACCACTTTTAGAACGACATACTACCAGTGGTAGTTTTAATTTTCTAATTCTTTCAACTAATGTTTTATGGTCAAGAGGATAGGTATCAATATCAATGCAACCCCACTTAGATTGTGAGTTTGCATTAATCGGTATGATACCTAAAGAATCTCCCTGACCTGATAGATGACCCGTCCAATGATCCTTAGTCCGTGGCTCCCTTACTAAGGAAGCTCTACCAGACTTTTTGCCATTGGTCTGGGTCTTATCTATCTTGTAAGTGCCAAAAGCTTCTTCTAGCCCATCAAAAATTGAACTAAAAGTCTCCCACATTAGAACGGCATCTTCTCTTGATCGTCCGTATCAGACTTTGCTTTTGGCGGAGCTGTAGGCTCTTCCGTTTTAGACGCAGATGGACCGTCTTGCTCATACTTTACATTGACGTTATTTTGCTCAACGGATAATGCAAAAGCTTTAGCTTCATTATAAAGAGCAATATTTGAAACCTCGTCTGATAGTTTCATGTCCCAAACAAAATAGTCCCCTTTACGTCCACTTTCCATGTAAGTACCAAGATTATATGTAAATAAAAATCTAGGTGGTATAAACATAGAGCCGTCAGCTTTTTGCTTACGTCTTGTAGAAATGATACTATTCCATTTACGGCTTGCTTTTAAAGAAGTGCTTTTCATTGCAATCATTACAGCATCTGTAGCACCAGTAAAGTTACCCTTATCATCCATCTTAACAATCAAACAATAATGTTGATGGGTGTCCTCAATATAGTGACCAGATCCGTCAGTAAGATATTCTTTATTATCTTCCTTACTTCTCTGTGTATCTGGACATTCTTCTTTGGTAGCATAGATTGCGATAGGAGCGCTTTGCTCATCGCCAAGTGGAGACCATTGAATAAAGCGTCTTTGGAACACACAAGGCACAACCTTGATTCCTTTATCTCTATCGTATATCTCACCTGTAACTGTATTATACATATCGCCTGATACAGCACCTCGGTTAGCTTCAAGTATCTGTTTTGAAAGATTAGTTTTCAAAAACGGAATACTTAAAGTATCTTGATTTACTTCTTTATTACCAAGACCTGAGTCTGCTTCAAGCATACTATGGTCAAGCGTAGCAACTTGTGTTGCTTCTTTTTTTACAACTTCAGCCATTTTATTTCCCTTTCATAATTTTAGCTCTACGACCAGTCCACGCACCAAAAATCGGTGGTATGTCCTGACCCGCTTCAGTTTGTTCTCTTATCCATGATTTAAGCGTACTACTGTGGACAATTTCTTTTTTATCTACATGAAATCCTCTTGACAGAGCCGCTTCATAGAAATCTTTAGCTATATTATCTTCACCCATACCGAACTCAGCCGCTACAGATGATTTAATTAAATCACCAAAGTTGTTTTGACGTAACCAATCATGCGCGTTTGGACGATCAGCTACTTTAATTGTACCTCCGTATGTTGGAACAATCTCTACTTTAGAGCCGTCTGATAAAGTAAAACTTTCTAAGTTAATCTCTTCCATCAACAACGGCATATCCTCATCAGTTAAGGAAAGAAGTTCTTTTTTCGCAAGCTTGAGTTTCTCTTCAAGCTGTGAAACCTCGTCTTCTTTTAAGGCTATCTTATGTGCGATGTCAGCAATACTTTTTAACTTATCTGTGCTCACATCACTAATAGAATCTGCGCTCATTGAGTCAGCTTCTACCTGCTGTAATAAATCACTCATATCTAATTCTCCGTGGTTCGTGATTAAAGACTTTATTATTGTCTTGCATATAAGAATATATGGGTTATATAATATATGTCAAGCACAAAGGATTAAAAAATGTATATGTTTAAAACAAAACCGTTTCAGCACCAACAGGAAATATTTGATGAAAGCTGGGACCGTATATAC